CTGTGTGTAATATATTGTGAGTGTGGTATTGTTTGGGGCTAATCCATAAGTTTTTGTGTACAAAAAATTAGATGGGTCTATATTTGGAGATGTTGATGATTCAATTCCAGTAAGAGATGAACCAATCAAATCTGGGTTTGGTATTAGTTCTTCATCGTCAAAGTCAGAAACACCAGCACCAAAACTTATTTCATAGGAACTGGTGAAGTTATTTCCAAAAGCTCTTGAAGAAAATCGTCTAGAAACCCTATTCAATTTCAACAAATAAGGTGTCTCAGTTCTATATGAACTCAGTTGTTTATCATTTCTTGGTATGTTTGCAACAGATTCAAAGATAGTATCTTGTGCGAGATAAGGCACGTGCGTCCATTTGTTTCCGTCTGAATCTATCGCATATAGTATTTCTATGATTCTATCGTCGTTCAGAATGACTTTATCATATGGTTTTGGGGAACCAAAAGAGTAACTTGAAGTTTTTATTACACCAGAAACTGCCTTTACAGACTTTTTCAGCAGATAAAAAGTTGGTTCCGTAGAATCTAAATCGTCTACCTCAAAAACAGTTACTTCAGTTGGTTCAAAAGAACTACTAAATCTAAAATCAAGATATTCTATTGTTCTAAATTGTATAGAGTTATCAGATTCGTCAGCAACAATCATACCAGGCTCTATTGCAAAAGCGTAACTCCAATCGGGAGTATTATTCACGCCAGTACCGATAGCAGGTACAATCTGAAATACGTCTATTGAAACATTAGCAGCAACAGAAGTCTTTGGTGTATAACCAAATGATTGAGCAAGATTTATTATGTTTTGAGTTTCGGATGCCTGTAGTATCATTGACTCTTGGAGTGCAACATCCGTATAATACGAAAGCACATCGCCGACGTATGCAGACATTTCCATAAACATCATACCAGGTGATGATTCGTTGAAATCTTGGTATGAATTTGGAAAGTAGTTTTTTGCAAAATCTATAAGATTCTGTCTCAATGAACCGAAATCTCTTGAGAGATAACGAATATCCTTTTTTACTAAATCTGCCATTAGTTTTGAGCCTCTTCAATTACACGAATAGTTGCTGTTTCAGATATAAATATCCTAACTGGCAAATATATGTTTGTTCCTGAAATTAATACACGTAGAAAAATACTAATTGCATGATTTGGATCATCAACTCTACCATCGTCGGAAATGTTCAGATTTACTGTTAGTTCTGTTACAATTAGATACGGTAACCAAATTGAAATTGCAGTCTCTATATCTCCTCGAATTCTATTTGTAAATTCTTCTTCATCGGTTATATTCTCAAATAATATAGATCTAATATCTGTTCCAAACTCTGGCTCAAAATATCTTTCACCTTTTGCAGTAAGTAAGAGATTCTTTAGATTACTCAGTACCTGATTCTTGTTTGTTGTACTCGTAAAGAATATACCATTCGGATTGTTGAACGGCAATGTTACCCCGATTGGTTTTATTACACCAGGTCTCCTCAAATCTTGAACTTGAGATGTATTTGAGTCAGTTGGATTGAGTAATAGTGTTTTCCTGCGAAATGCCATTATTAGACTCCTTTTTTCTCATTTATTTTTGCCATGAGAGCAGAATAATCACGAGTAAGTGCCTTTGATACTTCTGGTGTTATTTCTTCTTGATTATATCCATCTGGTATCATTCCATTATTCATTCTCCCTGACATAATCGAATCGGTATTGAATCGCATTTCCGGATATTCTTCTTCCTGCATCGCGTGTTCCATTGACATTCTTGTTTCATTTAGAATATCTTGAATACTAGATAATCCAGTTTTTGAAGGTCTTGATGGTTTCATTTCCTTTTGAGGTTGCTTCTTCATCGAGGATAATTCTTTCATCAAAGACATACCGTGTTCTAATGTTTTTTTATCAGTAGTCTTTTTAGACTCATTGATTTTTTTATCAAGAGCATATTCGATTTCTTCTCTGATTATGACTCTTATCTGTTTGAGTAATTTATCTAAACTCATAATTAGTCTCCATAAGTTATTTATGCCACAATATCTTTTAGTATGTTATATGCTTCACCAGTTATTGTTTTATCTGATTTGTCTTTTACTTTTTTGGCGTATTCATCATATGATTTTGTTCTTTTGACGCTAATACCAATTCCATTTGTGTATGGTTTTGAAGATCCTCTTTTTACAAGATACAATTTACCCCCACCAGCCCATCCTCCAGCAGTTCCCGCGCATTTGAATCCAAGTTGATAACCATTTCTATCTTTTTCACCAGCATCAGCTGCCGGATTTGATCTTGAATTCAATGTAGAACTTATACCTGTGTTTCCACCTATTGTATAAAATTTGCCACTTTGTTTAAAGTGTAAAAGAACTTCGACGTGTCCATCTCTAACAGCATATGCACCAGGCCAGTTTTTTATTTTATCCCAAAGTTCTTTTCCTTTTGCAGTTAGTGTGCCGTCGGCCGCAAAATGTATTCCTGGTTCAAAAAGTGCAACTGTGTTTTCTTCGTTATATTCTTTGAATGAACTTGTATTTCTATTAACGGCATCTAACTCTTTTTGTTTTGATAATATCGTTGAATTTGTTTTATCCAACTTACTTTTTACATTATCATATTCTCTTTCAGCGGCCACAATATTTGTATTTATTTGTGGTTTAATTCCAGTTGGACCTGATTTCTCCAATGCATCTTCTTTTGCTTTATATGCCCTATCTAATCTTTGTTTTTTATTGGCCAACTCTTTATTTAGAGATACCAAACTATCTTTTCTATTTCCGTTTTTCAAGTCTGCTATGTCTTTTTCTAAGTCTTTTTTTGCCAATTCAAAATAACCTTTAGTTATATTATAAGGAGAATCAACATAGTATGATAGTACGGATGATGTGCCAGTTATATTCTTTACTGATGGGTCTGACTTGTAAATTCCATTACCACCCAAAACAAAATTTGTAAAAAATCCACACCAAAATGGTTCAGCACCCCAGTTTGCATTATTCCCATAAGTACCAATACCACCTTCGGATTCGCGTATAACACCGCTTATCATCAAAAGATGTATTTCAGAACCTTCTCCAAACAAATATGGAACATTTTTATTGAATTGTCCGCTTTGAATACAATTCATAGCAAGTGTCACATCAATTGGAGATTCAAGCGATATTCCAGAAAAAAATTTCTTTACCTGTGAGCCGTATTCAAATAGATTTTTGAATCTTTTTTCTACAAGACCGGTTGTTATCGGTATTTTTGTTTGCTCGCCCGTTTTATATTTTGAATCTGATTTTCCACGATAGATTATTCCATTTGGGTCGAAGCCGGCTCCATTTTTCCATTCTAAAAATGGTGGTGCCTGAGGTAGACCAGAAGTCTTTACGGGGTCTTCTGGTTTTTTATCTGGTATTTGATCTTTCTTTTCTTCTATTTTAGCGGATTTTCCTTCTGGTATATCAGGATTAGAACCATCGGGTGTTCCATTTGACTTTTCTTTTACATCTTTTTTTTCTAAAGAGTCTGCCTCTTCCGATTTCCTTTGTGATTCGGTTTGTTGTTTTTTCTGTTCTATTTCTTTATTTACTACTTCTTTATTTACTTCATTTCCAGGTTGCACTTTATCTTTAGACTGTGAATTCACTTTTTCAGTTTGAATCTGTTTTATTTGGCTTTCACTGTAATAGTCTTCAATAACAGGGTCATCTTCCAAAAATACAGTTGATAGATAATTTGAACTTCCCGTGTTCTCTGAACGTATGGTTATTTCGTCATCTTTTACAGACTCTATTGAAAGATATTTTCTATTATTACCAGAAGTTCCATTTTGAGGTGTTGTATTAGTTTGTCCGGAATCTGTGGGTTGATTAGTTACATTACCACTTGTTCCAGTTGGATTGGTTACCCCACTTGCATCAGTTACTCCACTAACACCAGTTGCACCAGCTCCATCAGTTACTCCACTAACACCACTTGTACCAACTGCACCATTTACCCCACTAACACCGCTTGTATCAGCACCTTGTGTTGTACCAAAAAGTGAATCCCATCCTTCTGGTTTTGGAAAAATTCTGTTGAATTTACCTTTTACACCACCAGCTTCAGTTCCATCCGGCAATTCAAAATAAGCATAAGTTATAACAGGTATAGAATCAACTGATAGGAATTTTGTATCTTCCAATTTTTCGTTTATACGTTCTATATGTGAAAAAAATCCTTGATTTTCACCTATGTATCTAATAGGATATGAAAATCCAGATAGTTTTTTACTTAAATCTGTATATGATTCAACTTTGAGTGTATCATATCCTGGGGAACTTGGTGATTCTACAATAGAAGGATTTGTGTCATCTGGAAGTTTTAGTAACGATTTTTCAAATATATTTACTATAATTGGTTGTATAGTTACAGTTTCTGGATTGACATATTCTCCGGAAAGCTCAGTAGGTAATGAAATACTTCCTACCACTTGTAAATAGGAAAATGGTTCACCTTTTACCGATAATTTGTTTTGAAAATCTGTTCGTATCTTACCAGCTTGAGTTCCAAGACTCAAGTTCATAAAATTCCACATCAATTCATCAGTAGGATATAAATCATTTGCAGTATAGAATGCAGAAATATATGAAGAATCGACCAATCCTCGTTCTGGGTCTTGTTTTTGTATTTTAGAGTATCGTTTTATTTCTTGATTGATTTGCGAACTAAAGATACCCTGTAACTTCAGAAGTTTCTCTTTCCGGTCTTGTTTGTATTTTGCAATAAGTTCTTCTGCAGTAGCCATTGTATTACTCGTTGAAAGTTACTGTACCGGATTTATCACCACCTTGTCTTTCTGGTAGCTTCACTACAAAATTATTCTTCTTGATTTCCGAAAACTTATTCTTATCAGCTTGAGAAGGACCACCTGAAAATTCATTTACGAATGCAAATTTACTTGCTATCTTTGGTAGTGAATTTATTAAACGTGAAAGTCCGTTGATGTAACTTACATAATCTCCACTATTTATCGGAGTACCAGAAGGTCCAACCCCAGTCGGGTGTGTCATTTTTATGATGGACTGATTCATATCAACTAAAATATCCATCAAAGATTTCAGTACCTCTATCAACCTATCTCCTAATATAATCGGAGATGTTGCGTTGAATCCCAAAGAAATCCTACCACCCTCAATCTCAACTATATTCTTGGCGTTTAGTGCTAAAGTTTTTTCCGTGGCAAACCCAATACCTTCTTTTGCAAAACCAACCAGTTCTTGTTTATTTGAGTTCAGAACTATTCTATCGGACGCAAGTATTATTTGATTACCACCAAATAAGTTCTTTCTAAACAGACCAATCTCTTTATCAAAGATTGATGGCGTATATGTTGAAGACGGTGTAAATTTTACAGACTGACCGGATGTTAGCCAAATTGATGCATCGTCATCATCAGGACTTTCTATGTGAAATTGATTGAATGACTTTTCTATTTTCTTTGGATTTGTTCCATTAGAAATAATAGTTATTGGATTACCTGTTGCACCAGTTCCAACTCCCCACTTTGGATTTAGTTGGTATTTACGTCTTGTATCAACGGTGGAACCAAGACGAATTGATTGTCCCCATCTACCCTCTATAATAAGGTCACCAGAAAATGGTTGTATTGGATAAACATCATTTCTTTCTGGAAATGTTGGGTCTATTGTTTCCTTTATATCCGTTCTTTCCGAAAGTTTTTTTACTATACCGAGTGATGCATCCGTTGATTTCTGTGTGTTATTCCTGTCATCAAGAAGAACTTTATTTGCACCAGGAATTCCATTGTGGTGAACAGAAGACTGTATAGATATTGGATGTGTGTAGTAGTATTCTCGACCATATCCTGCACCAGAGTGATATGGGGTTGGTGCTTTACAAACTAAAACTATCTCACCTTTTATTGGGATTTGTTTTATATTGGCATTTATTGCCCTAGCTTGAATCAAATCAGTTGGAGTTGCAGCAGACTCCGCATTCAAAAACTTACACTTTATGGTATACAGCCTACTTGGGTTACGTGTTTCATAATCAACCGAAACTACTTCAGCAGGAGCCCATTCATATTCTTGTGCATTAAGTATTATCTTTTGAAAGTTCATCTGACTCTGTTGCCTCGTGTGATTCACCTATTGTTTTGATCTCTTTTAGAAGAGCATCCTTTTCTTCATCTGTCAAGAATGAACTTCCTTCTTCCGTAGTCTTTGAAACCATACGTTGAATAACAGCGGCTAATTTTACAAGATGTTCATCATTCTTGACCGATACTTCCATATAATCTTTGATGACAGGAACAAGTAAAGCCGCATCACCTATATTTGTAATAAGCGGTTTCAAGTCCGCAATCAGAAGATTTATCTGGCGGTCTTTTTTCTTTTGGTTCTCGTAAATGTCTTTTAGTAAGTCCGAGAACTTTTTATTTCCGAATATTTCTGCGTCAAAGCTCATATGATATAACTATGTTAGTCTTCAATAATGTCTTGTATTTCAAACCAATCCATATCTGCAATGTTTTGACCTTCCGAATATGCCTGATAAAGTCTGCCATATATGAATTTGAATTTTGTAATTACATTTGTTATGTACTGTGTTTTTATGCCTGTTCTTTCTCTAATCAGGATATAAAGTGCCTTTTTGTTATAGTTTTCTATATTTTCTCGCGCTTTGAATAGATAGAGAACAGAATCTGCAACTTGTAAGTCTCTTATTTTTGTAAATATAATTGGTAAAAATTGATCCATTATGTCCACAAAAATATCAATAAAATCCTTTTGTTCGTCTACAAACTCACTTCGTAGTTGTTCATTTACGATGTTTCTTTCAGCGTCAATAGATTCTATTGTATGTCTCTTCTTGTAAAGATAGTAGTTTTTGTTATTCTCTGCAATAAGATAATTCTTAGCAACGATTGAGAAATAAGAGAATGCTTTGAATCCACTTTCCCCATCAAATTTACCGAGTTTCTCATGTAGAAAGGCAACAACTTCATGTTTTACATCTTCGTGTGATACGTCAAAGTTATAGAACTTGAATCGGTGAATCATTATCTCTGCAAGTTTATAGAATGCTGGGTGAATTCTTTTTGTGTAAATGATATTTCGTTCAATAGGGTCTTCACAACGGTTATACTCATTTATAGCGTCTTCGGTTTCTTGTGTAAAGTAGACGTTCTGTTTTTTCTTTTTCACTTCCATCAGAACCTCTCTATTGTACCACGAATGTTTTTTTGATTTTCATCTTGCTCTTGTTCCAATTCAAGATAGATTGAAATATCGTTTATTATCTTCTTCAGTTCTTTGAAGAAATAACCAGTTTCATCATCAGATTCAAATGCACCTTTTCGGTCTAATTGTTTTAGATAAGACTGTTGACTGAGGACTCTATTTCTCATTGACATAATAAAGTCTACATTTTCTTGTGCAATTGACTCTAACTGAGCATACTTCGTGTATAGATTATAAATGACATAACCGGCACCTAAAAGAAGGAGTATTAGAAACACAACTAAAAATTCCATGTCATCCTCTCTTGAATTTTGGCTCGATGATTGAATCAATTACACCAAGTCCGAGTGCCTCTTCAGGTGATAGATAATAATCTTTGAGTGTTGTTTCTTTCCAAAACTTTGCATCCTTGTTTGAGTTTTCACTCATAATCTGAACAAGAACTTCTTCCAACTTTTCCATGTGTTGGACGTTTGCCTTCATATCGGATGACTTACCATAGATACCTGATGACATTTCATGGAACATGATTGTACTGTTCTTTGAAGCGGCACGAACACCTGTTCCTGAACAGAGAAGTAGAGCTGCGGCTGACATTGCACGTCCTCTACAAATTGTGTTTACCTTGACATTGAGTGATTGAATAAAATCAATCATACCGAGCGCCTCATATACATCACCACCGTCAGAATTGATAATAATGTTGATTGGATTATTCTTCTTCTCATCATCTCTCATGTGAAGAATTGCCTTTATTCTCAACATAAAATCATAAAGAGTTCCATCTGCAATATCACCAAACATATACAGAGTTGAACTTTCTACATCAATACCGTAGTCAATTTGGGAAAGAGCTTCTTTCCACTTCACAGGTAAGTCTTCACCTTTATCTTCTGTTTTCTTTACAGTTGACTTCTGTGTGTTTTCTTCTTCATCATCATAGAAACCTGCCATAATTCTACTCCTTTTATTTTTTCGTAGTTTTTTTCACGGTCTTTTTAGTAACTTTATTTTTCTTACCACTTTGAACTAACTTTGCAAATTCATCGGTAATTTTATCGTCTATTGTTGTTTTCTTTTTTCTTTCTTTTGTTGATTCTTTTATTTCACTTGGTGGTAACGTTCCAAATAATTCAGGTTGTAATTCGCCTTTATGATATACATTACCATCCTTATCAACAAATTCAGACATAAACTTCCATCCACGAGGATAACCACTAACCTTCTTCTCTTCAGGTGGTGGTAACATCATTGCAGTACACTTCCAACAAAGAACAGATTTGGTATGTTCTTCTACCAAAACTTCTTCATAACAACGTCTACCTTTGAAATACTTACTCGTAGGTTGACTATTTTGACACGTCATATATCTCATACAGAAATGCCTCGTGAATACCCCGTTGATGTTACTGCTGGTAATTGAGTGGGTTGAATTTCCTCCTCATAAAACTTCCTTTGTTCATCATCACTAGATGATTCATCTAATATACTACTTTCCTCTGACTTTTTCAAATCTTTTGATTTTCTTTTCTTTCTTTCTTTCTTTGGTGTATCATCCACAATATCACCAAGTGCAAGTTCTACTTCTGGTTCTTCAACAACCAGTTGTGGTTCCTCTCTAATCTGTGTAACAGAATCTGTAATCTGTGACTGTACGTGTAAGTGAGCCTGTGTAACCGAATCTGTAATTTGGTCATTTACAGCTGGTGGGAAACTTTGTTCTGGTTCTCCATATCCAATTCCTATATCTTGACCAATCTCACTCAATTGATCTAATGTTTCTTTTTGTTTTTCTTTATCACTCAAATGATTAGCGGCTATTACCAAACTGACCGCAAGTGGGTCAAATACAATGACGAGAAATAGAATAAACCAATTGACAACACTATCCATCGGAATACCTGTGATACGACTCAAGTAGAGAAGTGGACCAAGTTCTGATGAAAATGTTTCGTTGTTGAGTGTTAGTTTTGTTTGTTCTATTGCAGCGATAGAATCTGAAAGTGCGAATGACTTTTGTGTAAGAGTGGAAATATCAGAGTTCAACCCTTCGGATGACTTATCTATTGAAGCTATATTCTTTGATAAACCACCAGTTCCACGTTTCTGTGTTAGTTGTTGTGTGTAAGCATTTTGTTGTGATACACGGATTTGGTCAAGTGATTTTAGACGTGAATTTTTTTCTTCAACTGCTTTGTCTAACTGAATCTTTTGTTCTTCAAAGAGTTTTTTCTTTTGGTCAAGAAGTACAATCTCATTTTGAGTTTTGTAAACCACCTTCGCGGTTTCTTGGTACGAGTTTGTTAGATACCCATAAACACCAATAGATGTTATAATCATCAAAACTGCCGCGGCAGATAGAAGATACCCCTTGAAAAGAAGTCGGAGTGTTTTGAAGTTATCGTGTAAAAAAGTTACAACAACAAGTTTGGAAAGTTCCAACATTGCCGCCATACCAATAATTGACCACGAACCACCTGAAAATAATTTGGATATACCGAATACGGAATAATATCCGGAGAATACTGCTAATCCAATCGCACAAAACCAAATAAGGTTTTTTAGACTGAACAGTTTATTTGTCATAAATTCACTCTTACTGTTTTACCAACTCTACTTGTTTTGTACCAGAATGATTAGAAACAATCTTTCCACCTTCGTATGAAAGAGAATCTATGTACTTCTGAACTTCAGCTTCTGTTGTGTCCCAACTATAACGTATCTCCGCAAAGAAATCATTGAGTGAATCAAAAACATCTGAACCTGGTTCTATCTCTAATGTCTTACCAACATACTTGTATTTTTGATTCATAACATTTTGTGGTAAAGATTCAGAAACATAATTTTCTGTTATAATACCAGCGAGTTTTTGTAATCTCTTTCTATCCATTTTGAATTTCTCCATTGTGTTTACGATATTCAAGTAGTGCCAATTCTTTGGCTTTACATTCCAACATAATATCTACGTTATGACTATAAGTATTTATTTTCTCCAAAATGTAATCCGCGTGAGCCTGTGGTTTATCCTTTGGATTACCTGACTCTTTTGGTTTCGATGATGAGTAATGAACAACAGGAGTAATACCATCAGGCCATGTTGACATAGCAAGTTCAAGGGCTTCTTGTTCAGACAAACCGCCTGTGTTGAACGTGTGGTGGTGATAATCAAATACGATTGGAATACCAATACGTTCGTGAATATACATCAGGTCTTTGACACTATACATACTCGCCTTATCATCATTCTCAACTGTAAGACGAGATTTGACAGACTCTGACAATCTGTCATAGTTGTCACAAAAACGTTGCATACTTGCAATTTTATCACCATATGTTCCGTTACAATGGATGTTTATCTTGTTGTATGGTGTATGTGAAAGTTGGAGTAAGTCAAGAACCTTACCGTGGTTTTCTAAGTCGATGATAGTGTTCTGAGCTACTTTCTCATTTGGTGAACAGAGTACGTTGAAAGGGCCAGGATGACACCCTAAACGAACGTCATTGAGTTTTACATACTCACCTGTACGTTTCATTACCTCTCCAATTTCCTGTATGTTAGGGAGGTTTTCTATACCATATTCGGATGCCCACGGGAACATATCGGATGAGATACGGAAAAGTTTGATGTTGTTTTCTACGTTCCAATGAATAATAGTTTCCAAGTCCTTGACGTTTTGGAGACCAAGTTCAGCGGCATAATTGATGCCACGTTGAAGAAACGTTTTCTTTATCATTGACCGATTGGTGGTAATCTTCTTCTTACCGAGGGTCATATTGATACAGGCATAACCGAGATTCATAACAATCCTATGATGAATAATGTGAGTTCTAATATAAGGAAAAAAACAATGGGAAACAAGAAAAATCTTGTCTCCCATTCAATTATTTTTATGTGTTATATCTTATCCCCAGTTTTCACTCGGACGGAATCCATTACTTCCAGTCCATGAACCAGAAAGTATAAGACGGATTGAAAGACCCATTGTTTTTGGTGTATTTATTGAAATTGCAGATCTGTTAGACCAGTACAACTTATAAGCTATAGCATCACTTACAGATGCAGTTGTATTTGACCACCAGTTGCCACTCCAAGTCAAATCAAAAAACTCACCGTCAACAGTTTGGAATCCACCAGGGTTTCCTTTCCAACCAGAGGCATTGGAACCATTTCCAGATATACGATTCAAAGTTCCCCAGTTTTCTGTATTTTTTAGTGGATGTCCTGCTGCTCGTGTACCACCCAAATAAGTTATGAGTGTGTTATAATCAGAAGATGCCGGTACTTTGAACTGTGGATTCTCTACAATCGGATGGGCGGTTATTGATGCACTAACAACATACCAATTGTATAATTTTCCGTATGTATCAGCATTACTCGAATCATCATTATAATATCTCCAAGCCGGTGTACCTGCTGTACAATAGTCTATCCATTGTTGAGAAGATGATGCCTGAGCAATAGATACTCCATCACCAAAAGCATCAACGTCAAGATTTTGGTCGTCCCAAGTTTGTGTTCCAATAGTTACCAGTGCCATTTAGTATCTCCATCTACTTCATAATAAAATCATTCATTTCTACTATAAATATAAAGTAAAATGGAAAACCATATTCTGATTTCCCATTATAACTTATATCAAATGAAGTTTATCATTAGATTTTATTGTTGTTTCTTTGGCTTTTTACCCCTACCATCGTCATTCTTTTTTGGTGTGGATTTTTGAGAAGGTTGGTTATTATTCACATTACCACTCTTCTTTGGCCTGTTAGAATACCGTTTCTTTTTCTTTTCAGGATTAGGACTTGAAGTAACTGTTGTTGAAGTAACCGTCGTTGAACCGTGCCATCCATCATTTGCATCGAAATTCTTGACTGATTCAATCACTATTTCTGATTCAGATGGTGTTGACAAGTGTCCACGGAAACTGTTGATGACTGCATTCTTGTCTTCAAGAGTTTCAGTCAATGAATTGATTTGTCTACGATTGTAGAACCAAAATCCCACACCAGCAACAACTGCGGTAATAAGGACTATAAGTAAAGTAAGGGACATAACCTCTTCCTTTTATTGTTTGAAAATACAAAAAACATAATTACCATCACCAAATTTTTTTACGGTGAATTTATCATAACTATTTACAAATTCCGTAAAAAGATAATTATCATAATATCGAAGTGTTTCTGACTCGGTTATTCTTATAGTAAAAATAACACCTTTTCTAGAGTATTCGAGTGAATTTTGTACAACCTCGTTTATAAAACTGAACTGATTGTTTTCATAAATTCCCGAATCAAATAGACCTGTTATTACAGTCCAGTCTGCATCATTGTCTTCAGAATCAATATACTCTTGAAGTGAACCTTCGAAATAAGAAACAGATTCTGTTTTGAATTTTTTTGATAACGATTTTATTCTTTTCTTATTAGGTTCGACTGCGGTTATGAGTTCATTACCAAGTGTACCGTTATAATCCAAAAGAGTTTCCAAAAACTTTCCTTCTTGATGACCAGCTCCAAAATTTACAACAGTATCATCTTCAAGAATTCCACAATTTACAATCTCATCAAAGATTGTTATTTCTTCTACATTAGTCATTGTTGTAATATCCATAAAAATCCATTGTCTTTTTTCTTCTACGATTGATACGTTTTTTTGTATCATTTGATGAATAAAATTCAGTTCTCATTGGATGTGTTCTATTGAAATTTTGTGTCATCTTCAAACTCAAGTCAGCCATTTCCCATGCCTTTTGTGGGTCTTTGGTTGGAGGAAGTAGATGTTCTTCCGATAGATTCACTCCATTTACGTCAATATACAAATTTTTTTCGGAATCAAAAAGCATTTTTGCATTCGGTACTTTTTTTAGTACGCGTTTCATAATTTTTTCTGTTTCAGTCATAACGATTTTTTCTCTCTTATTACTTTATGATATTTGTTTCTAACGGTTATTATATTATTTTGAATTACTTGACATTTTTCAAATTCATCTTTTTCAAGAAAGTAGATATACATATCATACAATTCGTCTAGCTTTTGAAAGTCAGTCATTGAAGTCATCTCAATGAAATAGTTGGGATTTTCTTCTAACATTTCCCAATTGAAGTTTAGGGACTCTTCGTAAAACTTCTTCACGTCCCCCATCCGATTGCCTCAGAAATACTTGGGAAGTTCTGTGTGAAGATGTCTCGAATACCATTCGCAATATCTCGGTGTTCTTTCTGTGTGTCTTCGAGTGTACGGAGTTCAAGATAGTGAATCCAAGAACGAAGTGAACCCTTCATATACATTGTTGTTTCTGTTGCAAGTGGAAGTACATCACGAGCAACTTCACGAGCGATACCAGCTTGAATCATCTCGTTGTAAAGATTTAGGGATGCTTGAAAGTGACCAGATACAATATCCGATAACTTTACACCACCAACCCATTCAGGATTGTAAGCTTCCGCAGATGATTGACGATTCTTCTCTGCTTGTTTACGAAGTTCAATATCTTGAACAGATGTTGCAGAAGAATATCGTTGTGAAAATTCTTGGAATGAGAATGACTTGTGACGAAGAATTTGTGCGGCAATCGAACGTCTTGTTACAATTTCCACAGTCATATCAACAAACTCAAACGGAGACCAATGTTTGTGTTTGATGAGATAATTGATAAGACGTGGAGATGTTTCTACATTCATCTGATTTGATGGATTAGATACACGAGCGATGTAAACAACAAACTCTTCAGGTGTCATCTGCTTCTCAAGAGATGGATGTGTAATTGAAACTAATTTGACTGACATTTATTCCTCGCCTTCTTCAAATTCCATTTCAATGACGTCATCATCTTCTTGAATTTGGAATTGATTTAGATTGATTTTGTTTTGTTTCCGACCTTTGTTTCGGTCGTAAGAATCTAACTTCTTTTCTTTGAACATTTCATATCCGTCTTCAAATCGTTCGGATTTCTTTGTCTTGTGTCTGTAATCTCGTCCCATAAATCTATATGTTGTGAATAATTGTGAATAGAATAAACTACGAAAAAATTATGTAATTTCCAAATTATATTTTTCAATCTGTTGTTTTATTACCGCGAGTCTTTCGTATTTTTCTGCCGCAAGTAATCTCTCAACATACGAACTAAATATCTTTTGGAAGTTGTCTTTGCGAATCATAACATCTATTTGAGAACCACCTTCAACTCTTATGGTGGCAACTATAATTGCATTTATTTCATTCTCTAAACAGTCCACCATTGCATCGTAAACTTTATCAGATAATGTAAAGTTTACCTTGTCATCTGTTACCCAAGATAACATTTCTGCATTACTTCTAAAGTCTAAATTCTGATGTTTTATCCACACAGGAATATTATCAGATTTAGTGGTGTAGGAGTCGTTTCTTGACATAGCTTGAAATGGTTTCGTAATAATCTTTTTTATATGGTTCTTTTTTTATGGCGTTGTTCATGTAGTCATCAATCATAGATTCCGTGAGAGAGTTGTCTCCCGTTATATGTTGTTCTTCTATAATTCGTTCTGTTTCCATTATTGCATCGTTTACATGAAATTCATCGTAGTCAGAGTATTCTATATTGAAATCTCTCAAAATTTCTTCGAGGTTGAATAACCATTCGATATAGTTACTTCTTTCGTCCACCTCTCTTCTTCTTTATTTTTTCAAGTCGAATGTGGGTGATATTTGCACCCTCTTCACTAATTACAACTTTGTGGTCGGCAGAATAAAGTAAGTCAGAAACCCATGTAATAAATTTTTCTATTTCTGGATTGACATTCATAAACCCAAAATTTTGCATTTCTGAGTTATCAAGTGGATGTCTAAATTTAGAAAGAGAATTCATATCTAATGGGAAAGATGTATTGTCATCCAATTCTTCATCTTTTTTTAGATTCTTGAAAAACGGGTCATCATTTTCTTCTGGATTGTCCAATTTATCCTTCAGTTTATCTCTTACTTTTTTCAGAATATCTTGAACCGCATATACATCGTAATTACGATTGAATGTGTCCAAGAAATTCTTTTGGTCTTTCTTGGTCATCTTTTCGTCCTTTACGGGTAACATATCAATCCCGTAATAGTTCAGCATAGATTTCAATTGTTTTTCACGATTTGTCATTTTATCTCTCGTTTGTTTATTATAAATAGTGTTCAAATATTTTGTAAATACAGAGAAGCTTCTCTCATTTCATCTTTATCTTTTATACCATGATAAAAGAATGTATTTTCGGTGTTCTCTACTTTTTCCCAATTTAAACCAAGTAAATCATTTATACCACCTACAAAATTTCCAGCGGTTATACCTTCTTCTATTGATTTTATTGTTGATAACAAATGTGTATTTAGAAAAGCATATCCGAGATTTTTAGTTGCCCCTCGTTTCCAAAGACAGATATTGAATGGTGTTTCATCGGTAAAAGGAAAGAATTTTTTCTTTCTATCTAACAGATATTTGTTACAACAAATTGAATACCATTCTTCTATAAAATCTCTGCAATTTTCGTTGAATGAAAAAAGACATGAGAAAACATATCTTTGGGTTCTATCAGGAACATTGAGATACTTCATCAATTCTGCCTCGGAATACTCGACGTATTTTCCATCTATGTGTTCCCAAGAGAAAAGATATTCATGTGGTCCGAAACTTGCAACAGGATATGATTCGGTATGTTTTAGATTTTCTGTTATAAGTCTTTTTGAGAATAGAACGTCGGTATCAGTAAAAACATAGTCTTCATTTGGAAATATATCCATTACCTTTAAACAAATTTCTGGCTTGTAAAAATTGAAAGCAGGATATGTTGAGTTCTTCTCTATTCTTACTTTATGTAAGTTTCTAAACTCTAAATGGGAATCAAATCCAACGGTAAAATAAACAATCTTTGTTTCCGTTGGTGTTCGTTTTTCTAATGTTCTAATGCAATTTTCAGCTTGATATTCGTAATTTTTATCGCTGTATAGGAAGAAAACCATTTTACTTCTTTTGTAAGTTTACTTTGTTATTTTCGTTTCAATGTTTCTAGAACTTCGGCGTATTCGTAATAACCTTCTTGAATTTTTATGAGGGAGTATTCTTTTAGATTTTTTCTCAGTCTATATGAATCTACATGACAATGTTCGGCAATTCTAACAATAGATTCTTTTTCAGGACACGTAGAACTTTGTTTCGATAACAAATCTTCTTTCGTCAGAATCCAATAACTAAAAAATCCAATAAGAAAAGTAACTATAAATTCCACTTGTATTACCCCCGTTTGAAGTAAATTGATTATCAATAAATATCACTCATAAAAAATAAAAAGGGATAGAAGAACTAATTTGGTCGGTATATGTTGATGATGTTCTCATCACTCTATACAACGTTCTTCTATCCCCCAGTTTTTACATCTTTGCTAGATTACGTTCTTCTAGCTCCAAGTTTACCCTCTTTGACACTTTCTTCCAATACTTCTTTGTAGCACGTTTCATGTGTCCCTTTGGACCTCCATTCCACTTTCTCGCGAGGGTCGCCATGTCCTCTTTTGAAAGTGAATCTAAATTAAGGTCAGGGTTATAAAACTCCTGATAAATCCAAAACATCTCCGCAGATTTGCGGGGATTCTTTCGGTCAGCAAGAGTGAACTTCTTATCAAGTCCTTGAATCTTACAGATTCGGTTTACTTCCTTGACCATAACAGGTTTGATTTGGACAATTCCAACAGACCCGTCTCTTGATTTTGCGTTTGCATTGCCTTTCGACTCAACCCAAACGATAGATGAATACAACACGTCTTTTAGAACCTCACCCTTTGAGAAGGGTTTCATTGCGATTGTCACGAAGGCAGTCACAATGATTGAGACGGTTGCAACCCGTTTCCATTTGTTAGTCATATCAACTCTCTCTTTTGTGGATAATATATGTTTTCATTCTTTGTGTCTAAAGACACAGGTGTATTACAACAACATTATACCGACCAAGTATAAATATCAGTTGTTTTTGTTATTACAATAATAAGAAATTTTTGGGACAATTCCAAATGATTTTTTAGCAGAGGCCGCCGTTGTCCCCAAGTTCAAATTCAGTACCCTCGTATGTTTCACGAGATTCAGTAGGTACGACCTCTACATCATGAAACTCTGCGTCTTTTGCAGAAATACAACAATACCACTTACCGTCTTTGTTACGAAGTAATGTATCTGTTCCAAGATTATGATGGATTTGTGTAGCAGATTCTTGTGAAGTATTTTCATTCAGTATTCTTCTAACCAGATATACTTTATCTTCTGTTCTAATTATATTATTTATCATACTACATAACCTTTATATTACAGTTATACTATTACTTCTATTATTACTATTACTACTATAATAACTATAATAGATTAACTCTTTTTTTAAGTGTTCACTCTTTTCCCGTGTTCACTGTAAAGATACAAAATAAATCAATACGAGTCAAGTGTTATTTTACATACTGTCAAAATTATTGACATTTTGTAAATAGGCATCTTCAGATTCCGTAGGAATAAAAAGTGGTCATTTTAACACCTATAAACACCCCGTTTTTGACCCCCACCGTCCCCGTAGGGACGTTTTTATTTGATAACCCATATACGACTATACCCTGACCAATAAAACCCTCTTAAAAACGATTTAAACCCCGTATTTAAGTCCTTAAAAATAAAGGACTTACGCCGATGACGTAAGTCCTTATAAATCAACTACTTACGAGAAATCAGTCGTTTCCACTCATTAGAACGTCAGGACGTTGGATATAGTCGATGTTCAATTCATCAGACCATAAAATTTGTTTTTCATCCCATGAGATAACAAACTCTGGCACCATGCAACCGTATCGTTGATAGTATGTTTCATATTCATCGAATGATTCATAGATGTCAAATTTATCATCGAAGACAGGAATGTCACCCACAGTTTCGGCAAGATTCGATTCCACTTCACCAAAGGTATTGAAGTATGAACCTTGTTCGTCACCTTCTTCTGTATTTTCAAAAATCCAATTCAGAATATCGTCACGAGTTTCTTCAACTGCAGAAAATGTTGATTCCACTTCTTCAAGATTTGAAGACTGAGTAACGTCTTTCCATTGTTCGGAAAATCGTTCGAGTAGTTGTTTGAAATTATTGTTCATTGATATAGTCCACAATCTTTGATTCTGAAATAGTCTTGACCTCAAATGGGTCAACACACGTAGATAGATACTTGTTCACTTGAACTTCTGCATCTGTTACAGACACGGCATCAACCATGTATGAACGAGATTGCTTCTTCACCTTACCATTATCAGCGGTGATTTCAAATTGAACCTTTGCGAGATAGAAAGCCATAACTAATCCTTCTTTTTATAGATATTTGATAAATACTTTGCGTTTATTTGATTTGTTCCAATAAGAGAATGAAGTGGGAAATATCCTTTCGGTGTACCGACCATATCATTCTTCGTGCCAATATACAAACTTTCTCCGTCTTCCACAAGATAAATCGGTATGAAGTTTATCTGTAAATCGTTGTAGTCGTCGTTGTAACGAGCGAACGTCTTTTTACCGATAGTAAACTGATTAGTCTTGTTGGAAGTTGGCATAGTCATTGAACCTTGATTCATAAAGTGGTGCCATTGCAACATATACTTCCCAAAGTTGTTCAAGGAAGAACTCGTTTGCGTTGTACGGTTCAAATGTACCGTCGTTGTTCCAATCGTCAGAACTTACTACCGCCATGAGAAATACATCCCTACCCTTCGTCTCCAATCCGTACACTTCAACGTCCTCGATTACTACAATCGGCTTCGGTGTACCTTCGTCGTCGTATGTATAATACTCACCACCTGCCTTATTGATAAGGGTATTCATACGAATAATTACTTGTTCCTTCAACGTCTTTGGTGTTACTACAATAGACGTGATGTGTGATGATGATTGACTCATCGGTTTACTCCAATAAAAATGTTGTAAATAAAAAAGAAAACTGGTATCATTGCGAGGACGAAGAATAATGTATCTCGTAACATCTGTTTCTTGTTTTCGAGACCTATAATTCGGTTATGGACTGCGAGAGAATTACAAAGTTCATCCTTTGTGATTGACTTACCGAACGTCGTGTAAGCATTTGGGTCGGCGAGAAAAACTCTTTCTACACCTTCCCGTGATGGTGTCCGTGACCAATTGAATGGTTCTACTTTTCGGACTTTCTTCATTGTGTTACCCATAAGGTTGTTGATTGATGTAATACAAATCTACGAAAAAAATCTGACAATTCCAAGCGTTATTTTTTGTCACGCCAAATAACGAGATAAATTGTATCTACCTTACCGGCAACGTGTACTCCGTCCTTTTGTGGAGTATTGAACACAGAAAGTGGTGTACGGTCGAGAACTTCTACGGTTTCAACAAAGTGGTCAGTTTCTCCACGATTGCGAAACCAATTCTTGAACGCAGTCTCGTGATAACGAATCTTCACCTTCCACCCAAGTGTTGCGGCAGAATCAAGAATCTTCACCACATTTTCATCTTGACGGTCATTATCAATTGAAAACTGAAACGTACTTGATGTGTTCATACCTGTTTGTGTCAGGTTCAATTCACCTTCCCAAGACTTCCAAATCAAACCGCGATTGGAAAACTTGGTAACGAATCCGATACGTTCACCGTTGGAGTAATTTTCACTACAACCAACAAGTGTGAGAGAAAAAAGTGCGAGAGCGAATAGTGTGTTCTTCATTGTTGTTTCCTTTATTATCGTGTACCCATGTACGAAGAATATGGACGAATATGTGAATTATCCTTTGACGTGTCCTTCGAGAAGGCACTCATTGCGGTAAAGAAACCAATTGTAAAAATGAGAAGTGCGGCAACACCGACCTTCATCTTACTTACGTTGTTCAAGTAAGGTGCAACACGGTAGAATGTCTTTCCACTTGGTGTCTTTACGCGATTGAACTCAATTCCGATAACCATTGTCTTTTCCTTTTGTTTGTGGTAAATTACCCGAAATAAATTTGAATCTGAGCAGAGTCGTCAGT